ATACTCTTCATAATCGTTGTGATTGCTATGTAAATTTTTCTCACTCTGAAGGTGTGGGTATGGGGGCGGTCGAAGCTGCTATGAGGAATAAACCTGTTATCATAACAAGATATGGAGGTGCTTCGGAGTATATAAAAACACCGTACACAATTGACTGTGAACTTCAAGAGTTGGAGAATGATGACTTTCTCTTCAAAAAAGGTATGAAATGGGGAAATCCGAATTTCGACCAACTCTTGGAATTCATGAGACACGCGTATGACAATAGAGTTCGTCATATGGATCACGAATACACTCAAAATTTAGTAGGACGCGAGAATGTTTTACATGAGTTCATCCTGAATGTAATTGGTGGCGAGGACAATAATACCGATGAGAATTGTACCACTCATCAATGAACCCTTTTGGGCAATTATGGTCATAACGAGATCATCTAGGGGCTGAAAACCGGTGGGCTTAGTAACAATACGAGGGATGATAACGCCGATGGCAATGTAAAGAGCCATTGCTATTATTACAGGTCTAAGACTTTCTTGGTCTAACATTTATAATAGTCTAGGATTTTATTTGAATCTTTTTTCCGATTTCCTCCTTATCGATTCTATGCTTTTTACAAAAATCTCCACATATAGCCTTGAACGAGCACGGTTTTCCAGACATAGTCGTCGCTTGACATATTTTATGCTGTGAACGCTGTGTCACTTGCTTCTCGGGTATTTTGTCGATGATTACGACCTGTCTGTTTTCCTTTTTCTGTTCATGCCTCTTATAAGCCATTTTACACTTCCACGTCGCATCAGCTAGATGATAGCATTTATCATCGGGCTCGCTGAGGCGAAACATCTTAACCGCACTGGCAAGGCATTGTTGCCACGTTTCGTCGCGAATAACTTCCATTTTTAGAACTTACTTTTTATAATTTTGAATCACTACTTAGGTACTCATCAGGCTTCACCACCAATTTCTGCGAGATAAATGTCAACATTTCCCGCAAATTCTGGACAAGTCTCTGTAGTCTTTTTAGTCACCATATCTTGAACATTGAGTACGTGCTCCTTAAATTTCTTCACATCAATACCAGTCGAATTGTGAATTTGGGACTCTGTGGCGATATCCTTGAGAGCGTAAAGGTATGCGGCTGCATAGTTGGCGTGAAGAACGGCTACGACAGGAGACTTGTCCTGTTGAGCCGCAGTAGCATACCGAGCTGACTGTCGAACCAATTTCTCAATTGAACTTTTCATACCCCTGGTCTTGTTCTGCATCATCAATATGAGAATGAAAATTGCAATAATCAAATAGAAGTACATCTCTTAAGGTACCTAAAGAAAAATTATCACCTTACTTTATGGCAGTAGATAAAGATCTAATAATAGTGATGACCACCATCGACGAGGCAAAGGACCAGATGCCAGAGGGTAAATATCTCGAGACATGTGACGCTTTACGACGAATACATAAAAAATTACGAAGACCTTCTATACCACATCCAAATGAATTACGGATACCACTCACCAAACAGATACTATTTTTATTCACGGGAACTATATCTGTTTTGAAACTTCTTGAATCTGTTAAAAAGAAAATCAGTACCTAGGTTAAAAGTTAGACTTGTTCATTAGTAAAATGAAGTTTTATCCCGATGAAGAAGAAAACCCCGAGTATTGGTGGGACGTTGAATTGGATGATGTGCGCTACGAAGTTTATAGTATAGAAAAAGACGAGGATGATCCGTATAATCAATATAGAGAGTGGAAAGGTAAACTTTCAAGAGAAAATAAGGTTTCATCTTTTCAGTTTGTTCATCATTACATGGTTGATGGTGACGCGGAACTGGATGGAGACGTTCCAGAAGATCTATATGATACTCTCTTCGAATTTCTTGTTAGGGAACTTATCGAAGATTACGATAGTGCATGTGAAACCTAAGTTAGAGTTTTGAGTTGTAATAAATCAAAGAAAATGGGTGCAGTATACGATGAACGAGAAAACCTAAAGGGCCAATATAATCTTCAATTCGAAAACCTACAAAAAAGCCCCACAGGACCACACGTTTGTATTTATGAAAATCAAATTCGGATAGGTTCTGAGGTTTCTAAAACATATATAAATAGTGATGGATCACCGACAGAAGTGCTCTACACTATGGTTGTAGCTAAAACACAGTCGGGAAAGACTGGTTCTATGCTCGAAGTAATAGGAAGAGCCGTCAACAACGGTGGTGTATCTCCATACAATATATTCATAATCACAGGTCTGTCATCGAAAGATTGGAAGGAGAGTACCAAAAAAGTCTTTCCTCAAATATTACATCCAAATATACTCCATAACAATGATGTGAAAAGTAAATTAGCACTTAATCTCAACGGTAAAAAAAAAGTGTTAATCATCATTGATGAGTTGCACATGGCTTCATCCCGTAATCAAACGATTGCTGGTGTATTAAAAGAATGTAAATTTCACGACCCAGAGTATTGTTACGAAAATGATATCAGGATTGTGGAATATTCAGCGACTCCGGATGGAGTTCTTAAAGATAGACTCAAAAATGACGAAAGATCCCGTAGAATCTTTGCCGAGGATGGAGATGAGTATACCTCTTGTTTTGATTTGTTAGAGCAGGGAAGAGTATTCCAGTCTAAAGATCTCTCAGAAGGGAATAATGTATTGAATTTGTTGAAACATATCACCAACAAATATAAGACACCTAAATATCACATCATCAGAACTGCTACAAAAAATCCCAAAAAGGATAAAACTGAGGAAAATTTGAAGATCTTACCAGATTTTGAGGTTTCGGAATATAACATGAATACTAGTGGCGACATAAGCGATTTGAATAACCTCATTAAAGATCCACCACCTAAACATACTATTATCATAGTCAAAGAGATGTTAAGATGTGCAAAAGTTTTATACAAACCACATATCGGTGTTGTATATGAGCGAATCTGTAAAAATGTAAATGACTCAGCTATAATTCAGGGACTGTTAGGTCGAGTGACTGGATATAAGGTGCCTAACGATATTTCTATTTTCACAAATATCGATACTATTAATCGATACAAAAAATTGTGGGATTCTGAATTCAATGATACGAGTATTAAATGGAACTCTAACACAAATAATAAATCAACCTACGCGATAGATGATTGGTGTGAGGATGATATTTCTATCATGAGGCAGCAAATTGACTGCAAAATTTTTGATGAGAGTGAACGTCACACGGCATTATGTGAGTTTACACAACTTCATTTTGGTTGGAAGCCTCGTATAGATGCGGGTGAGCAAGGAAAGGTTCAAACACTTATTGATCATTCAAGTGATGATATAGCACTACGAAAATGGGGAATAAATAACAAATGTCCGCATCGTATCGCACAAGGTACAGACAAAAAATGGGTAGTTTGGTGGTCAAAAACTCGCTTTCCGGATGTATAGAACACTGAGAACCTAAGTTAGAGATTAGATTTGTAATAAAAAGTAAAAATGGAAATCCCTGTTTCCGAGATTCGAGAATATCTTTTACCTTCTTCAAATGAGATCACTTTAAAAAATGAAGGAGTGGATGAAAATTTTGACGAATGTATATGCTTTGATTGTTCTAAAGAACCGATCGTGTCACTGAATTGTGGACACAAATATCATAAAGAGTGTATTTCAGAATGGATTAAAACACGTGAAACGATAGGTCCTACATGCCCAAAATGTAGACGCTTGATGATTAGAGATGATTATGAATTCTGGTTCAAACTTGGACGTGAAACTTGTAACATGGTGAAATGGAGTAATTATTGTCACATCATCATTTCTACGAATTTTGGCACGTCTTCAAAATACGCGAGATTGTTTCCTTCATGGCATCGCTCACATTTTTTGGGTGTTAAGGCAAATCTCGATAGTTTAATCCAACAAAGTTATAACCACCACGAAGATGATGAGTTCAATGAACATTTGCGGGTGTATTTAAATATACCAGAAAATACACGGATAAATTGTTGTGAGGTGTTCTATAATATTGCCAATATTATAGAACCCGATATTCCGCGTCCCATAGGAAAGAGGTATCCTAAGACAATTACAAGTCAACAAAAACATTACATCGATGAATTCAGAAATCGACTGAAACTTTTCCTAAACTATTTGGATTACATCAAAACCAATATGGTCCCTCCTAAAAATACACAGCGATGGGAAGCAACCACGGGTAGAAATTCAATGAGAGAATTCAGTAAGAGTGTAGACAAATTAAAAAAATGGAGTGACAAATTGGTTATTTTAGATGAACTAGACCTAAGTTAAAAGTTAGACTTGTAATAAAATCATGGAATCAGTTCAAAAGCTCACCCACATAGAACATATTCTCAAGAGACCTGACTCGTATGTCGGTCCAGTCGACTTAAATGTCGAACCGTATTGGGTTCTCAACAGTAACAAATCACAGTTTGAGAAGAAGAACCTCAAGTATTCCCCAGCTCTCTTGAAAATCTTTGATGAGATCCTCGTCAACGCAATTGACCGCAACTCTATGCACCCCAAAAATGTTACCTCCATCTCTGTCGATATAGACAAGGAATCAGGTGCAGTGACTATCGAGAACAATGGACCTCTCGGTGGTATCGGTGTTCGTATGCACGAAAAGGAGGGTCTATGGAACCCAGAACTTACATTTGGGCACCTCCTTACAAGTACCAACTATGATGACAACCAGAAGCGGATTGTCGGAGGCCGTAATGGTTATGGAGCCAAGTTGACGAATATCTACTCATCAGATTTTTCTATCGTGATCAAGGACCATGAAAATAAACAGACCTACACACAGAAATGGTCTAAAAATATGACCGTCTGTGAACCACCAAAAATCAAAAAACATTCGGGTGCCACGTCATCTGTTTCTGTGACCTTTGTCCCCGATTGGCGAAGATTTGGACTTTCTAAGATGGAAAATGCCATCTATAAGATTTTCCAAAAGAGAGTTTGGGATGCAAATATTTGCACAACCCCAAACTGTAAGGTCAAGTTCAATGGAGATGTTCTACCCAAACAGAACCTCGATACCTATGCCAAGATGCATGAAGGTGTTGATAATGTGACATCAGTCACGGGAGACCGTTGGTCTGTATGTATCGGGCCTTCAGAGAATGGTCTAGAGCAGGTATCCTTCGTCAATGGTATCTGTACAACCAAGGGTGGTACCCATGTAGATCACGTGGCATCCCTAGTTGCATCGGGTATTATTGATGAGATGGCAAAGAAGATCAAACTCAAGCCCCAACAAGTGAAGAACACCTTCAATATCTTTGTAAAGGCCACTCTTGAGAATCCAACTTTCTCGAGTCAAGTCAAATCTGAGTGCACAATCAAGGTACAGGATTTTGGATCTAAATTTGAGATGCCTAAAACCTTTGTCAAAAACGTCCTAAAAACGGGTATTTCCGATGAGCTTACAGCTCTCTCAAAGTTCAAAGAGATGAAGGAGCTTGCCAAAACCGATGGTGGAGCTCGTAAGTCTAAGATTACTGGCATCCCTAAATTAGATGATGCAAACAAAGCTGGCACGGCTCAATCCAAAAAGTGTACCCTTATCGTCACAGAGGGTGACTCAGCAAAGACCCTCGCAGTCGCTGGACTATCAGTGGTGGGTCGAGACCACTACGGTGTGTTTCCACTTCGTGGTAAATGTAAGAATGTACGGGATGCCTCTGTGGCACAGCTTACAGGGAACCAGGAGTTCAATGACCTCAAGAAAATCCTTGGTCTCCAACAAGGCAAGGAATACAATGATGTTTCAGAGCTTCGATATGGTCGTCTCATGATCATGACAGACGCAGATAACGATGGTTCGCACATCAAGGGTCTAATTCTCAACATGATTGACTACTTCTGGCCCAGTCTCCTCAAGTTGGGATTCGTCGTATCGATGGTCACCCCGATTATCAAGGCTTCTAGGGGTAATCAAATCAAGTCATTCTATACAGATTCTAAATTCAGGACCTGGTATGGAAATGGACAACCCGGTTGGCGCATCAAGTATTACAAGGGTTTGGGTACCTCAACTTCAAAGGAGGCACGTGAGTATTTCAAACAAATCGAAGATCTCACAGTCAAGTTTGATACAGATGTGATGTCTGATAAATCTATTACTTTGGCTTTTGACAAGAAAAAGGCTGATGATCGAAAGACCTGGCTTCTTGAAAGCACAGCAAAAGACCCCAAGGAGCTAGAGGTTCCTTATGGTAATGTGAAACAGTTGAGCATCACCGACTTTGTTCACAAGGACCTGGTAAACTTCAGTCTCGCAGACCTCAAGCGTTCAATCGCACACGTATGTGATGGACTCAAACCGTCCCAACGAAAGGTTATGTATTCATGTTTTCAAAAGAATTTGACTGCTGAGATGAAGGTGGCACAACTCGCTGCCTTTGTAGCTGAGAAGAGTGCCTATCACCACGGTGAAGTATCTCTCGCTGATACAATTGTAAAATTGGCGAATGATTACATGGGCTCCAACAATATCAATCTCCTAGAACCATGTGGTCAATTTGGAACACGACTTATGGGTGGTAAGGATGCTTCTCAGACGAGGTACATTTTCACACGATTGACATCTGAGGCTCGTAAGCTTTTCGACCCCAAAGATGACGCCATTCTTAATTATTTGGATGATGATGGTCGCTCGATTGAACCCGATTTCTACATGCCTACTCTACCTATGATTTTGGTCAATGGAAGTGAGGGTATTGGTACTGGTTTCAGTTGCTACGTGCCTCCATTCAATCCCAAGGATATTCGTGATAACATTACAAATGTATTAAATGGTAAAAGTATTCAAAAAATGAAACCCTGGTTCAGGGGTTTCAAGGGAAAAATCATGGAACAGGATGACGATTCATGGGTGACCCAAGGTGTATGGAGTAGTATTGGGAGGACGGTTAAGGTGACCGAACTCCCCCCGGGACGCTGGACCCAAGATTACAAAGAACACCTCGATACCCTAATTGAAAAGAAAATCATTAGTGGTTTCACAAATAACAGTACAACTGATAATGTGGATTTTCTCATCCAAGATTACAATGGTAAAGATGCCGTTAAGGATCTCAAGCTTCAAAAGACACTCCGTACAAGCAATATGCACCTCTTTCATCCAACAAAAGGTATTCATAAATACCAAAGTCCAGAACTAATTCTAAAAGATTTTATTGAGCTTCGCTACGAGTATTACAAGAAGCGGAAAGAACATCTCATCAAAGTTCTGGAGGCAAAGGCGCAGATGTGTGATTACAAGTCTCGATTTGTATCCATGGTCATCAACGGTGATATCATTGTATTTCGCCGTAAAAAGCAAGAACTCGAAAACCAACTTTCTGGACTCTTCCCACAAATTGGTGGAACATATGACTACCTTTTGAATATTAGAACCGTTCAGTACACGGATGAGAGTGTTCGCGAACTTCTCAAAGAATCCGAACAGGCGAAAAGGGATCTCGAGATTATGAAGTCTACTACAGCTATGAACATGTGGAAGAATGATATTAAAAATATATAAACAATAGATAAGTATGGGTGAAGCTGCTAAGATTTCTCTCAAAGCTATTGGAAAGCAGGATATACACCTTCTTTCCAAAGACCCAGAAGACTCATTCTTTAAGGATCGAGACATGACACGACACTCTGAATTTAGGAAGTATCATAGAAGTCGTAACGTGATTAACCCCGGACAAATATCTGGGTGGCCGTTTGGACAAACAATCAAAGTTCAATTCAATCCCCAAAACATGGGTGATCTTTTGAGTAACATGTGGTTGAGTATTACCATGCCAGGCCTCTCAGATTTTGGAGGTGGAAAAAACTATGCAGACCAACTCGGTCGACACATTCTTAAAAGTGTCACGATGTTTGTCGATGAGCTAGAGGTGGAAAAAATACACGATGATTGGGGAGTTATATATGATGAACTTTATTTAGAAATGTCCGAGAAGGTGGCAAATAGGTTTCTTGTTAATAGAAGTATCGGTTATGATGATTCCACGTTGGATAACTTTGACGACTATGCACAATATTCATCCGACCTCGTGATACCCCTACACTTCTTCTTTTCGAGGAAGTATGCGAGTGATGAATATTCTTCAAATAAACCAAATCGTCCATACTTCCCAGTATGTGCTGTACACCGTCAAAAAATAGAATTCGAGTTGGAGTTTCATCCACAAACTTTTTTTACTGATACGGGAACCACTCTCTCACTCCCCGAGTTTAGACTCGTCACCGAAGAAATAACGGTGAGTCCGGAAGAACGACAGTACCTAGCGAGTGAACCCCAGACATTCATAACGGATATCGTACGCAGACATCCTAGTATAATCAGTGATGTAAATAAAGATATTATCAAAAATA